ATGGATACAATGATCGCAACTTCTTCTGCTTTGTTTGAATCAATGACAGGATTTGATTATGATACCCTTGTAACTTGGATGGGTAATAATCTAAAATTGATTTTAGGTGGTGGTCTTGGTTTAGTAGACGCTTTAATTGGTTGGATAATCGCAATTATTATAATTGGCGTTATTGTTAAGTTGATTTTCTCAGGTCTTCGTTGGTTACATATTCTTCGGTAGTTGTTAGGAGGGATAGGGAGGATATTTTTAGTAGTTTTTATCCTCCCTAAGTTTTCTTAGTTAGGTTTTATTAATTAAAGGTCGGGTAATTTTATTAAAAAGGTTTTTATTGATATGGATTATACAATTGCTACTTCTACTGCTTTGTTTCAATCTACTGTCGGCGTTGCTTATTCTGATCTTGTTTCTTGGATGGGTGGTAATCTAAAATTGATTTTAGGCGGTGGTCTTGGTTTAGTAGACGCTTTGATTGGATGGATAATCGCAATTATTATAATTGGCGTTATTGTTAAGTTGATTTTCTCGGGTCTTCGTTGGTTACATATTCTTCGGTAGGTTTAGGTTTAAGTTTAGGGGATAGTTTTTGTCGCTATTTTCTATCCCCTATCTTAATTTATTTTATTATGGATTTTTCTGAATTCAATTTCAAAATTAAATGTTTTATTTTTTTATTAGTTTTTAGTCTTGGATTTTTTGTTTATTCTTATCCTGTTTTTGCTTGGGATATTATTTCTGAACAGTTGGATTATTCGGTAGATACAGGGTCGTCAGCTTTTGCCTCTTCTTCTCTTGATGTTTCTGTTAATACTGAAGTTCTTTCAATTTGGAATAAGATAGATTTGACCAATTGGGTTGATTACCCTTCCCCTTATGTTGGTAGTGTTAATATATTTTCTGGGACTGAGGTTAATGATTGCGGGGATTATGATTATCAGCAATCTGCTGGATATATTTTTTCTTCTGCTACTTCTACTGGTGGTATTCAGGATGTTTTCGGGCATTTAACTCAATATAATCCAATTCTTCCTGGTCATACCTGTATGGTTGTTAGGACAGCCGGTCAATTTGGTTCTACTTTTTTGGGGAGTGCCGATGATAAACCTTATTATATTGCTTATGCTGATATTGTTGATGGTGAGGATCCGGGCGATACTTCTACTCGTTTGATTTCTGTTACTCCTGAGCATTTAGTAACTATTTCTTCTTCTTCTGTTGCTACTATTGGGATTGAGGCTTATGTTAATGAATTTGATGTTGGTAATACTCGTTGGGATATTGATGTAACTCCTTATTATGAGAGAGGTCTTGCGAGTGCTTGGTATAATTTTGCGAGTTATTTTCCTGCTTATTCATATGAGATAATGGCTACTACTTCTGGTGTTTTTTCTTTTTCTACTACTACTAAAGAGGCTTTGCCTGAAAATACTTATTATTTGGATGTTTCTCTCCATACTGAGTGTGAGGATTATCCAATTTTTGGGTATTCTTGTTTTGATGTTGATGAGCGTGAAAAGGTTTCTTCTTCTACTACTTTTTATTCTGGTAAACAAGATGAGGAGGAAAAGGTTTTTTCTGAGATTCCTGATTTGTTTGAGGGTGCTATTTCTACTACTTCTGAGGCTTTGATGGACTCTTGTAAAATTTCTAATTTTGATTTAGGTTTATGTGCTTATGCTTTATTTATTCCTGATTCTAAAATAATGGCTTTGGATTTTCAGAATTTTAAGGATGTTTTATTTACTCGTTTCCCTTGGGGTTATGTTACTCGGTTTGTTGATTTGGCTTATTCTTCTAATGTTGAACCTCCTGCTTTAGTTTATGATTTTGGTTCTTCTTCTCCGGCTTTTTTACAGGGTAAGGGTATTGATATTCAAATTTATGATGAGTTCGGAGTTTTGAGTTCTATTGAATCTGATCAAGGAGGAGGCAATCTCTGGGATGTTGTTATGCCTTTCTTTGAGGTTGTTATTTGGTTGTCTGTATTTTTTGTTATTTTATTAGATTTGCTTTCTTTGAATTGGATATTTGGCTCGTCTTCCGGTGGTTCTACTTCTACTGATGAGCCATCAGAGTTTGTTTCCTCTGGTGGAAGTGTTGAGACAAAAAAAGGTCGTTCAATTAATAGGTCTATTCCAAAAGATAAATGATTATTCAAGTTATAATTCGCTCTATATTGGGTATGATTGGTTCTCTTGTTGCTTGGTTGCCTGAAGTTTCTGAGTTGCCTTTTGGTATTGATAGTGTTCTTGTTAGTGCTTTTGGATATTTTAATTATATTGCTGTTCTGATTCCTCCTTTGGCTTTGATGAAGTCGGCTTTTCTGTTTGTTGTTACTTTTAAGATTACTATGTTAATTTTGAAGTATTTAAGAATTATAAGATAATTTTAATTTTTCTTAATAAAAATTCTAAGAATTAGAAAGGTATTTATGAAAAAAGAAAATTTGTCAAGTGTTGAGGATATTATGTCTTTGTTTCAGCCTCGTGAGGGGGATGTTAGTTTTTATTATGGTCGTATTCGTTCAGGTAAGACTTATTCTGCTACTTCTGATATTATTGATTTATTAAACAGAGGCGAGATTGTCTATGCTAATTGGCCTATTAATTGGTTGGGTTATGATGAGAGAGAACATTTTGGAGTTGTTTTTATTAAATGGTTAACAAGTCGTAAAAGATATTTTGTTTATAAAAAGAGTAATTTTCGTTATTTTCATCCTGAGGATGAGAATTCTTTAAAAGCTATTGCTGATTGTGTTGGTGTTCATATTTTTATTGATGAGGGTCAATGGATTTTTAATTCTCATGTTAGGAATCCCGAAGTTTGGAAGAGAAAATTGATTTTACATAATGGTCATTATTGTAGAAGTTTGAACATAATCTCACAGCGTCCGATTAATGTAATTCCTGATATGCGTTCTCAGATTAATATCTGGTATAAATGTGAAAAGCGTTTGTCGTTCCCTTTAATTTTTCAAAGAACATCAATTGAAGATATGGTCGGTGATCTTCCTGATGAGGATAATCCGGTTGGGAGGCCTAAGACTTACTTTGCGTCAAAAAGAGTCTTTGAGGCTTATAATACTCATGCTATGCGTTCTGAGGGTGCTTTAATGGAGTTCCCTGATTTTGACAGTTATCTTATTGGTTTCTTTTCACAGTTTAAATTATTATTTTTGTGTTTCTTGCCTTGGCTTCGGCGTTCACGCCGAAGACAGGAAGATGTCAAGGTTACAAAAATTCCAGTTTTATGAATAAGTTTTTAATTATTATAGGTTTGTTTTTATTTGTTTATTTTTGTATTAAGGTATTTGTTGCTTTTGGTAATTCTTTATATTAAAGATTACTGACTTGATATAATACTAAGTTAAGAACATAATATAAGGTATAAATACATATAAACATATATTATTATGGGATATGTCAAGAGTATTATTTTAGGAGATTTTATTGAGATTTATGAGTATGAAAAAGATTTACCAAAAAAGAAATTATTCATCAGAAAAAAGAGAGTTGCGAGAATTGGAGATTTACGCGTTTTGCGTTATGATAATTTTCGGGGAAGAGAAAAAAGGTTTAAGCGTCTTATTGTCGCTAACTGTGGAGGAGAGGATCCAGTTGCGTTGGTTACTCTCACAATGCTTAGAGAGGTCTCAGTCTCTTTATCCTATGTCTTCCTTAAAAGATTTATTAGGAGGCTATATCAATCACAGGGTCGAGGTTTCAGATATGTTGCTGTCCTTGAATTCCAAAAAAGGGGAGCAATCCACTTTCATGTTTTAATTTGGGGATTGCCTGATTATGTTATTAAAGAAGAAAAATTTGTCCGTAATTTACAAAGGTTTTGGCAAAGAGGATTTGTTGATTGTCGTTCGGGATATGGAAACTTTACGATCGCTAATTATTTATCCAAATACTTGTCCAAAACGATGTCTGATAAAAGGCTCTGTGGTAGGAGGGCGTATTGTTCTTCGCGCAATATATTGCGACCGGTGTTGGTCACTTCTATGTCGCCATTTAGCTATTCCAAAACCTTATTCGGGAAAGATTTAAGAAAAGAAAAGCCGATTTGTGAAAAGCATTTTATTTCAAAATGGTTAGGATCAGGTTGTTATAGACTTTATGATATTAAAAAAAATATATGATAAAATTTATTAAAAAGGTGTTTAATTGTTTTGTTGGAATTATTGCTTTAGTTAGATTTATTTGTTTGATGAGTAAATTAAAAAAGGATGAAGAAGAGGGCTTGACAAGGGTTTTTTAATTTAATATAATTAAAGTAATTAAAGGTCGTTTGTTTTTATTAATTAATACATAGAAAATTATCATGTTAAAATTTCAAGCTGTTTTATTAGAAGTTTTGAGTGGAGATTATGAGGGTTACGCTTGGGCTAAGTGTAAGGCTCGTTCTCTTGATGTTGTTGATAATACTATTTTATCATATAAGGTAGACGCGAAAAGAGTTGATGTTAAAGATATTAAAGAAAAATATCTTGATAAAATGGTAGAATTAACTGCTGATGTTGTCCGAGGCAAGGATGATACAGCAGTTCTTAGAGTTGTTTCAATCCGGCCAGTTAAGTAATTTATTATTTAATTGGTTTTTTTGTTGTGTGATAAGGGTTAAGGGATTTATACCTTGCCTTTATCCCTTATCTCACTATTTAGAATTATGATTATAAAAAGACAGCAGTCAAAAAGAAGTCGTGCTTTAGCTAAGGGTTATATTAAGAATTTGAGTCCTCATAGTCTTAAAAGGGCTACTATGCGTCATGGTAAAGGTTGGGTTAGTGCTTTCAAAAGAGGTTTTACTTCTGTTCCCTCTGATAGAAAAGGAGTTAGGAATTTTAGAATTTAA